CTTCTTGATTTAAACCTTCGTAAATATCTAATCTTGCACCTATTCTATGTTTTAATTTTGTAGGTGTGTTTCTTTTTTTTAACTCGGATAATGTTATTTGTTTTACTTCATAAAAATTAATAATACTTTCAAAACTTGGTTCACTTGCTGCATCAAATAATGCTTTATTTTGTAATGCTAATTGTTCGTTTGTCATAATTAATAAAATATTTTATCAAAGTTATCTGCTAACATAGCTAATAATATAATTGTTACTACTATTATTGTTTCCTTTTTTTTCATTGTGTTTATTTTAATTTTAGCAAAGATAATAGTTGTTATTTAACAACAAAATTTATTTTAAACTTTTTTTATAATTTTTTTTCATTACTAACATTAAGCATCTTATATGTGGGTTCTCAATTCTTGAAACTCCAATCAAATTTTTACCAGCTCTTATTTTTTTTGTAATGTTCTGTGAAGTACAACCAACTATTTCAGCATATTGTTTTACTGTTAAAATATCCATATAATTTTATTTAATGCAAATATATAAAGTTGTTATTAAACAAAATAAATTTTTTTATATAACAACTTTTACTTTGTTTTGCAGTCTAAACAAAAAAACAATTATTATGGAATTAAAAATGAACAAGATTTACAAATTAAAAAATGAACAAATTTTTTTAAAAGTAGGTGAAATTTTAACATATAAAGGTAATAATGAATTTATATGTAGTGATGGACTTAGTGTGTATCTCAATGAAGATATGGTTACTCCATTAAAGAATATTGATTATGAAACAAGGCAAATAATGTGTGAAAAAATTATGCAAAAAGCAATGGTTAATGATACTTTATTTTTTAATTTAATTGAATTAACAAGTAAAATTAATCTATATGAATAATACAACACATAAAATAAATGCAACAAAATTTGAATTAGAATTTTTAGAAGAAATGAAATCAATGTTTGAAAAAAAAACTTACGATAAAATTCAATACATATTTAATAAAAAATTAAATCAAAATATTTTGATGCCAAAAATTGAAACCGATGCACCATTATATACAGTTGATGAATTTATTAATAAATGTTGTGAATTATGGGAAATTGATTTTAGTAAAATAATTTCTAAATGTAGAGAATCAACATTAGTATTAATGCGTTATTCAATTATGTATATACTCATTACTAGATATAAGCTAACTTATAAATCTGTAGCGTTTATGCTTAAAAGGCGAGATCATACAAACGTATGTTATGGAATATCTCAAGTTAATAATTATTTAGAAACTGGCGACATAGCATTTGCAAATATTTTTGATAAAATTAAAAATATAAAGTAATGGGGAAAAACAATAAAGCATTTAGAATATTAGGAATTATACTTATAGTAATTACATTATTTAACATTTTAAGATTAATATTATGATAGAAAAAGAAAAATTATATTTTTTATATTCAACTGAATTAATACCTAATAAATATTTATCTGTAGTTAATGGTATTGTTTTAGTTACATATTCATATAGAGATACTTGTTTATATACAATAAATGAATTAATAAAAGTAAAACAAGTTTTAGATAGTAAAAAAATAAAGTATGAATATAAAATATCTGAAAATATATTAAGACCACCAGTAAAATTTATATTACCAATATTTAAAAAGAAACAATTATGACTGAAAACCAAATAATCGCAGCTTTTCAATTTTGGTTATTAAAAAATCCCAATGGAGGAATATTTGAAATTGATGGTAAAAAATTTAAAATAACAAAAAATGCTTAGTATAAAAAAATTTATAGAAAACAAAAACATTCGTCAAAAAACAGTATTTACATTTTCAAACGGTATTGGTTTGTGGCAAATAGATGGTGGTTTAAATGATACCGAAATGGAAACAAAATATCCAATACAAGGAATAGTTTATAATAGACAAAATAAATTATTTTACAAAGGAGAAAATCCTGATAAAACTAAAATATGAATTATAAAGAAAGATATTTTACAGCACATTTAAACTGGTATAAAAAAACATATCCAGCAGTTGTTGCAGATGGTTTATATTGTTTACCTGACATTCCTAAAATAAAAACAGCAAATGGTTTAACAAAATTTATTTTAAACTTTATAAAATGGGATGGATACAGGGCAACAAGAATAAGCTCTACTGGGCGTTATATTGAAGCAAAAAACTCGCAAGGTCATAAAATTGCAAATAGTGGTAAATTTATTCCGGGAACAACAAGAAAAGGAACAGCAGATATTTCTTGCACAATTAAAGGAAAATCTGTTATGATTGAGATAAAAGTGGGTAATGATAAGCCAAGTGAATTTCAATTAAAAGAACAACAATTAGAGCGAAATGCAGGTGGTATATATGAATTTATATCAACACCTGATAATTTCTTTTTACTTTACGATAAAATTTTACAATTATGATAATTAAACACAATTTAGAAAATGATTGTTTAGGCGAAAATTATAAATATGCCGTACAAAATAATCATAAATCTACAAATACTGCAATTATAACTTATTTAAATAGTCATAATTATGAAGATTTTATATATTACAATACAGTAGCAATTTTTAAAATTAAACAAAAAATATGATAGGTAAAAATCTTACACCAATATTAAATGAATTAGAGGCTACAATTTTAGAATTTAAAGGCAATAAACCAAATTATGGTGATAGTGCTTTAAGGTCTGCATCGCAGATATTTATTGACGTAGTTATGGATAAAATGTTTGATTTGCAAGAATCTGAAAACATACCACTTGAAGAACGTTCTGTAATGGCAAAAAAATGTGGACTTGAAATTAGAAAGTTATTAAAAACATATTGCAACGTTGATAGTTATGATTTTTATAAAGAAACTATTATATTTGAAAATGGGTTTTGTATGCCGAATATTACTTAACTTCGCAAAAAAACATCTTAATAAAATTGCAGCTATTAAGATGTTTTCATTGGTTAATTATTTAACCAACCCCCTTTCGCTGCAATCGTTAGGGGGTTTTTTATTTTTATGAACAAATCATATTATTTCTCACACGATTATACAGCATCTGAAGATGTTAAAATACTTTATTTAAGGCAAGAATTAGGAATGGAGGGTTACGGAATTTACTGGTTTATAGTTGAACGTTTGGCAGTAGCTGGGGGTAGATTACCAACTAAAATAATCCCTGTATTAGCTATGCAGATGCAGTCAACAGAAACAAAAGTTAAAGCAGTCATACAATCATTTGATTTATTTACTATTGAAGATGTCAATTTTTTTTCACAAAGACTTTTACATACTATTGAACTTAGAGAAACATTGCAGCAAAATGGCAAATTAGGAGCTAGAAAACGTTGGGAAAAAAATAATGATAACTCTAAAAATATGGTGCTATGATTAATTATGATTCAATACAAGAACTTAAACAAACTGCATCATTAATTGATATTGTTAGCAGTAAAATTAAACTTAAAAAAGATGGTGCTAATTATTCAGGACTTTGCCCATTTCATAATGAAAAATCGCCATCATTTAAAATTAAAGGCGATATGTATAAGTGTTTTGGATGTGGTAAAAGTGGCGATATATTTTCTTTTGTTATGGAATATGAAAATACAACTTTTTTTGAAGCTGTTAAAAAAGTAGCTGCATCAATAAACTTTGAATTAAAAGAAGATACAACTAACTACATTAAACCAATTGAACGATTAACTAAATTGAATGATAAGTTTTTGCAGCATTTTGAAAGCAATCGCAAAATTTCAAACAATACTTTATTAAGATTTGGAATAACTGAAAGCATTGAATGGATGCCTAAAGCTAAAACAGAAATACCAGTAATTTGTTTTAATTATTACAAAGACCAGGAACTTATTAATATTAAATTTCGTGGTGCAAATAAAGATATGAAAATGGCAAAAGATGCTGAACTTATATTCTACAATTTAGATGCCATTAAAGATGACAAACAATGTGTAATTGTTGAGGGGGAAATAGATTGCTTATCAATGTATGAAGCTGGAGTATATAATTGTGTTAGCGTCCCGAATGGGGCAAATGTTAATGGTAAAGTAAATCTTAAATACTTAGATAATTGCTTTGATTATTTTGCTAACAAAACAAAAATAATAATTGCAACTGATAACGATTCAGCAGGTAAAAGATTAAGTGATGAATTGATTAGAAGATTTGGTAAAGAACGCTGCTATAAATTAGAGTTCCCTGAAGATTGCAAAGATGCTAACGAAATACTTTGCAAATATGGCAAAGAACATTTAAAATTACTTACTAATACTGCTAAAGAGTTCCCTATTGATGGAGTACACACTATGTTGGAAATGGATAATGATTTAAATGATTACTATTTAAATGGTTATCCTAAAGGCGAAAGATTTGGTTTAGGTTCTTTTGATGACTTACTACAATTTACAGGTGGGCAATTTACAACAGTTACTGGTATTCCTAATGGTGGAAAATCTGAATGGGTTGATAATATTATGGCAAAATCTGTTGTTTCTAGTGGTTGGAAATGGGCAATATGTTCTTTTGAAAATTCACCTGCTACATTTCACGTTACTAAACTAATGGAAAAAATAGTAGGAAAATCATTTGCATTTAGACAAAATTTAGAAAATAGAATAAGCCAATGGGAATTTGAACAATCAAAACAAATTATTAATGATTTTTTTTATTTTATGAATATTAATGCCCTTGATGTCACACTTGATGGTATACTTGAAAAGGCTTTAGAATTGGTAAAAAGAAAAGGAATTAATGGACTGCTCATAGACCCTTGGAATTACATCGAACATAAGATACCAGCAGGATATACAGAAACTCAATACATAAGTGAAAGTTTAACTAAGATTAAAACGTTTGCACTCCAGCATCAAATACATATTTTTGTAGTAGCACACCCTACAAAGATGCGTAAAGATGACAAAGGTAAATTTGAAATTCCAAACCTTTATAGCATATCAGGTTCTGCTCATTGGTTCAATAAAACTGATAACGGTATATGTGTTTATAGAAACTTTGATACTGGAATAGTTGATATCTATGTGCAAAAAGTAAGGTTTAGTTGGCTTGGCAAGGTTGATTTTTGCTCTTATACATTTAATGCTGAAACTAGGCAATATTTACCTATTATTTAATATTAAGTAAATACACTTAATTATATGAAATTCAATAATTTATTAATTTATTATCTTTTTTTATTTTATAGGGGGGCTATTAGGGGGGCTATTAGGGTAGCCATAGCCGGGCTTATGCAAAGAAAGAAAGAAAGAAAGA